CAGTTTCGTGCATCGTTCTTTGGCGGGCACTTCGCAGGCTCATGTGACGGCCTTCTCAAGGGCATATTTCCACCTCCCAGTGAAGAAGTAGTCTTGCTGCTTGAGGTTAAGAGCGCCAACGACAAGCGGTTCAAGGAGCTTGTAAAGCTGCAGAGCTACGAAGCTTGGAGCGAAACGTATCGATGGCAGATTCACGCTTACATGGGCGCCCTTGGCCTGACCATGTGCATGGTGGTAGTGGTCAACAAGAACAATAGCGAGGTGTACGAGGAGATCATCGACTTCAACCCAGACCTCTGGGACAAGGCGCAGGCTAGGGCTTGGCGGATCATCACCAGTGATGCACCCGACAAAGACACACGCATGTCTGAGAAGGACTGGCGCATGAAGAATGAGTCCAACCTGTACCGTGATATCTACTACGGGCGCCGTCTGCCGGAGTCGGTCAACTGCAGGAACTGCAAGAACATCAAACCGCTAACTGAATCAAACGGTGCCGTGTGGTACTGCTCACGAAGCAATAGGGCCATACCTTTGGAAGAGCAGAAGCTTGGCTGCAAAGACCATCTGTGGATACCAGAGCTTGTGAATGCCAACCATCTGCCCGGTAAGAGCACAGAGGATTCTGTGGCTTATCAGGCTGGGATTATGGAGTTCTACAACTCAACGTCTGAGGTGACGGGTGAGTATCACTACAGCAGCACAGAGATGCGTGAGTTATCTAAGGCAGACTTTGAAGCTGGCTTGATGATGACGGGTGAAAGCGTGAGGCGTGAGTTCCCTGGCAGCTACCTTGAGAACGTTGACGAGCGCAAGATGCCGTTTTGACAGAAATTTATTTGTCTACCCTTTTTGAAAATCTGTCATTTTAATTACCACTCTCGTGGGTCTTTGACGATCAGTATCTTGAGGCCAGGGTAGAGGGCTTCGACAAGCTTCTTCTTGAGGGTGAATACCTGAGTGATGATGCCCTTGGTGTCCTCTACTACTACCTTGCCATCGCGCTTGTAACGAAAGTCCGCAACGTATGAGCAGATCTTTTTGTCTTCACCTTCAACGGTGATCACGCATGGGAAGTCTACCTGCACCTCAAGGTCAGTGATCTCACCAGCTTCTTGGTAACGCTTGAGTATCTTGTACCGGGCTGCTTCGAGTTTGGAGTCAAAGACAATACCATCGTACTCAGTCTTCTTGGCGAAGTACTTGCTCTTGCCTTTCTTTGGTGCCCGCTTCGGGATCACATCAACTACCACCCATCAGTTTTTCTTCTTCCTGCTGGCGCAAGAACTGCGCAGCACGATTAAACAGCGATGGCATCTGAGGCGCAACAGGCGCTGTGCTGGGCTGTGTAGGCGCACTTTGAGGCGTACCCTGTGGTGCAGGGGCTTGTTGCAAAGCTTCCGCTCTAGCGGCTTGTTCTTCGGCCTGAGCTTGTGGCCTGAATGGAGCTCCTTGGAACTTTCCAAATTGTTCCCCAAGCGCGCCAAAATCTAATGGATTAGAGAGCTTATCTTCATTGCCGCGCAAAGCGAGCGATATGGTTTCTTTGCTTGGAAAGAATGCGTTGAACCTGCCTGACATGACCATACCAAGGTTTGGTGTTTTAGCTTCTCTTAAAGGTCGGATGATCTCATCTGTTGATAACCCAAGAGTTTTTGCATCTTCAATAGCCATGTTTAGATTACGCAGTGCCTTAAATCGCTGCTCATTTGCAGTGATAAACGCTTGTGTCGCTGTTTCAGCGTCAGCGCCTCCGCGCTGTTTAGCAACCTGGTTGAAGATGCCAGCGGCGTCACGCACGTTTCTTGCTGCCTCAAGAGCACGATAATACAAAACTCGTTCAGTGCGCGGCTTAATGCTTTTTACTCCAGTTAAAGCTTCTGTAAATTCTTGTGCTGGATCTAGTCGGTAGCCTTGTCTGTTTACGCCAAGCTTCTCGTTTCCTGTTACGACAGAAGCAACTGCTCGTGGGAGATCTCTCATCCTAACGTTTAGATAACCCGGCGCTATTGAGTCTGCAGACGTTGTGACATCAACAGGAAGAAACCCCGGTGTGATTCCATCTGCAAGATGAGCAAAGCTTTTTCCAAGCTTCATGCCTAGTGGGTCAGTCTCGTTGTAAATCGGACGATTAAACGTGGTTTGGTTTCTGGTCAAATCAAACAACTTTTCAGTGATAATCGACTCGCTCATGAACGGTGAAAAGAATTCGCCTGTGGATTGAGTCGCTGCGTTCAAGGCTATCTTGCTAAGTTCCTCTTCTTTTGTGATGCCATTGTTCACTGCGTTGAATACCGCAGCAGCTGGTCGCCCTACATAGTCATAAGGATTAGTGTAGGAGAAGTTATAGAAATCAGTGACCTTGCCATTTTTATCTGTGGCTAAAGGTATGAGCGTTGAGTTTCTATCCCACTCTGCAGCCATAGATCGTTTGTAAGCATCAATCTGATCTTGATCGGCGCCAGTCAACAACGTTCCGGCTGTGACCAGAGATGCTGGTATGGCCGCATTTACCGATATGATTCCAGTCAATCGCTTCATGCCTATCTCACGAAGCTCTGGCGATTCACTACCAAGTTCTTTGATGCTGCGCCCAAGAATATTGCCTGTTGTTCTGATCATCTCAGCAGGAAAAGCAACGAAGTTACCAAAAGGTAATTGACGCAAACGTTTGATTGCCTCTGGCACTCGCGCATAGTTAGGCACGGTATCCTTGACGATTTCTGCTGCCTCTCGCTTTAAGGCAAGTTTAAGCTGATCTTCTGTTAGTTCTGACGGCTTTATCACTGCGCCAAATTCTGTGAAGTTTCTAGGATCAGAGACAGGAATCGCTACATTTGGATTTCTTTCAACTATGTTTTTTAAACGACCACGTTCCATCTCAAAGCTATACGTCTTCCACACATCATCAGAAGCTTGGTAAAGCTTTGCAGCAAAACTGTTTTGTAAGCTTTGCGTTCTCTTGAACAGCCTGTTGCCTATACCAGAGCCTAGGCCAGTGCCTTCTGCCGCATCTTTCAGAAGCGACTCAAACTCACCAATCTTGGCGTTGGTGTTGATCACGCCTAAGTCAACAAGCTCATTGTAATATTTTTGCCTTTCAGCAAGCGTCATGTTTGCTTTGCCTGGCCCAGTCAACCGTTGATTCAAATTGCTGAATACTGTTGACACAGAGTTAGCCAAAGACTTTGAGTTGCCAACGTTTCCGTTTGCAAGTGCAAAAAAACCAGCAGTTGTTGCGTTCCTGATCTGTGTGATTGGGCTGTAAACAGTCTTAGCTATTTGTGAAACACCCTTGATCCCAAGAAATGTGGAGTAAAGAGGTATGCCACCCTTGGAGAGATCAAATATATCAGCACCGCCCTCTAACGCAGCTTTGTATTCATTCTTTACATACTTGCCTGCGAGAGGCCCAAATCTAGCTATTTGAGCATCTGTTATCTCACCAAGGGGATTGCCTGCTTCTGAACCTATTCTTGAATATTCGCCAAGTCGAGCATTTGGCGGGATCGTATCAAGTATAAATTTTGCGTCATCTGAGAGCTTGTTGTTATAACGCATTAAGTTTTCATAGTGATCAGCTTTTGCAATGTGCTTTGACATTACATCAACTGTTTCAATCATCTTGGTTCGTAGCCCAAGTTCTTGCTCTGCTACATCTCTTGCTCTTATTTTTTCAGGCTTGAATCTAGCAATAACATCTTTTGCGCCTGTATATTCTCCAAGAAAGTCTCTAACTGCAGGTAGATTATCTAGCTTTCGTCCCTTCAACATGCCTTGAGAAACACCTTGTAAGGTAGGTTGATCAACTACATCTTTTGGCCTCATCTTCGCATTGTTGAAGTTGCCTTGAATCATGCTATTCAAAAGCTCTCTAGCCTGACTTGCATCAAGTTGAGAGGCCTCATCTAGGCCACGGCTTGATTTAACAAGCTCCTCTACTGCAAGTTCTGCTTGCTCTGCTGTAGGAGAATAGTTGGCATCTTTCAATGCCCGATAAAGGCGTATGCCATAAAAGGTTTTGTTATCACCAATGGTTTTTATTAAAGCGTCTTTAGTCTCTTTGCTGTGAAGACCATCTTTCAGTATTCCTTGAACTGACCCGCTAAGCTCTTCTATTTGGTTACGAAGATCACTTGCGCCATCAAACAAGCTTAGGTCTTTTCTATTGCCGAACAAACTCTTAGGTGTGTTTTGAGCAATAATATCATCAATCTCTTTTAACTTTTTTTCAGCGCCTAACTGAACGGTTTTTCTTCCGACACCAGGCTTCATAGCTGACGATTCTGCAAACAAAAAGTCATTCAACGTATCAAGCACTTGTGACTTGTCTTGATCGTTAAACAAGCCTTCGTTCTTGTTGACGAAGGTCAGCGCGTTTTCCATCTTTTCAACAGCTTGCCTGGCAGCAGAGTTTTGAGCAGATATCTGCGTCAATCTCATTTCATCGTATTGCTTGGTAAATCTGTCAGGAAGCTCACCTTGCTGGGTCAAATACTTACGCCCAACCTTGCCTAAGCGTTCAAGATTTTTTTGTATGAAAGTAGGACTCTCAAGGTCAGGCTTCACACCAACTGCGCTGAATGGCGTTTCTGGATCACGAATGGCCCTTGCAGCTTCTTTGGCAAAGTCAGTTCGTCCTATGGCTTCAACGCCTGCACCCACAGACTTGGCACCAAGTTTAGCGATGGCGGGAACGCCAAGGACGATAGCGGCACCTTCTGCACCGACACGCAGACGGTTAGAAAGATTTGCTGCAGCACGCTCAGCGCCTTCTAAGTCGGATGTGTCTATCCTTTTGGTGGGCCCAGCATCAAAAAAGTCACCAAGCGTATCAACATCAGGCGTAGTCGCTGCTATATCTGCGCCAACTGTAGCGGCTATTTTCCCTGGAGTGGTAAGTGCCTTAGCAGCTTTGACTGCTACACCACCGGGGGCAGCAAACTGAGCAATAAATCTTGCCGCTTTGCCAAGCTCAGTTGATGTCTCAGGCTTGTATTTAGCAAAGAAGTCCCGTATCTGTTGAGCGTCTTCTTCAGACCCAGCAAGTTCAAAGGGTAAAGTAGATATGCCTTCAGCTGCGCTGACAAGACCGGCACCCACCCCGCGAAGTACATCTCCTGTTGCGGATATATCCTCTTCGCCTAGCTGTGCGCCACGCTCAATTGGTGGATTCTCAGCAGCCCACTCAGCGGCCCTTTGTGAAGCATATTCTGGATCATCAGTACGAACATCTATGGTTCTACCGCTTCCATCAGGTACAGCTACTATCATTAGTCAATAACAGCAGATGGTTGTTGAGCTTTATCGGTTATACCAAACGTAAGTTTATCTTGATCGGACAACTCGTAGCCAGATAGTGCAGAGTATCTTTCAATATCTTCTGGGCTTGTCCTACCAGTTGCTTGCCCCACCCCAAAGAGAGATATAAATTGTTCTCTAGGAGTTTCTCCACTAGACAATCTATCGATTATTTCTTTTGGAGATAGGTCGGTGGTCTCTCTCAAGAACTCGTAATTACGCATTAGCGCGGTATCGTCTTCTCTTTGCGCCTCAAGCTGTTTGTATTCTTCTTTACCTAAAACAAAATCGCTTGCAAAGTTTCTAGGTGCTATGCCTTCGCTTGGCTGAGCAGCTTTAGCCAAAGCATATTGGTTTGCAGGATCTTGTAAAAAATCTTTGAACTGAGTGCCAGCACCCTTCAACATATCAAGGAATGTTGGATCTGGTGGTGGAGGTAGTGGCTGTTCAGGTGGAGGCTGATCTTCAACAACTGGCTTGCCCTCTTCATCCTCGCCAATTAACGCAGGTGTTCCAAGGCCTAACGCAGCTATTCCTGCGGCAGCAGCTGCTTTTTTTGGATTCTCTTTAATTGAAGATGCTACACGTTGACCAAGAGTAGGAGAAAGAGTTGCAACTTGTTTTGGGTTGCGAACAATTAATTCTCTACTTTGACTAAGCTGGCCTGATTCTTTTAACTTTTTTAATTTTGCTGCTTTTCTTGCTGCCATCAAGCCTCTAGCTGTAAGGGCTAGAATTCCGCCGCCAATCGGTATGGTCAGGGCCATTAAGGTGCTTTCAACTGGCTCGTCAGTATCAAACAAAATGCCGCCTGGGCCAAAAAGTTTAGAAGTAAGCTCATCTGCAGTGCCTGTTGCAACAATCTCATCATCGACTTCGCCACCATCCGCATACCCACGGATCGGCGCAACACCTGCCATGATGCCGCCACCCTCACGCATCTGTGGTGTTTGGAACATGGGTCTGTTCATGATTTCGTTGTACATTACTAAACCTTTGTTCTATTACCCGCCAGTTGGCATAAAGTTTGAGCCGAAGGACAGCGCACCCATTATCTTGGAAGCGGTGTTAGGTTTTTGATAAGTCCCAACTCCTTGCTGTGCAGAGCCGAAACCAGTGGTGTATCCAGGCATAAACTGAGCGCCTTGGCCAAGTACATTAAACCCACGCTGTAGTCTCATGAACGGCTCATCGGCCTGTTGTGTAGCAGCCTTGTACTGGGCATCAAGTCCGCGCTGCTGTATGCCTCTGCCCGCTGCGCCTAGTCCGCCAAGCGTGCCTATCTGACCAGTCAGCATGTCAAAGCCTTGACGGCCTAGACCTGCAATACCTTGAGCACCTGCGCGAGCTCCTTGTTGGCCCATCTGATAGGCGCTCATGGCATCACCAAATGCACCACGAGTTGTTCTATCAAGGCCACCTGCAGCGCCTTGCATGCGCGCCATTTGGTCGCCAAATATTCCAGAGCCAAGCTGCTGACCAGACTGGAAGTCTCTTGCCAAGCCAGAGGCGA